CCCAGTCCTGAGCCTGCACAAATAGTAACCAGCTCTGCTGTGCGTATACCATACAGATGTTTATTTAGCCCCTCGAAAGGGTACTGTACCTTCGCCTTGGTAAGTGGCTTCTTAATCAGATCACGTAGCTCACCAGCACCCACGATACCTTCCGGTGTGTACGGTTGCGCGGACCAGAATACTTTGGTGTACGCCTCCGATTGATTGTTAACAAGGTAATCACACGCATCCTTGTAGCCGTTGACGTGCTTAACAATCCTTGCTTTGTTACCGAACAGATCAGCACATTCCTTTGCTGCCTTCTGTCCCGGCTCGTCAGCATCGAAGCATATAACAATGTTCTCGAAGCTGTTCAGCCAATCATAAAAAAGGCGACAGTCCTTTGCCGCCGAAGTCGCACCGTTGCGAACGGACACTACTGGAAACTTTGATCCTGTCATCTGGTGTGCAGCCAAGGCGTCATACTCACCCTCAACAAGAGTCACATACTTACCACCCTCAGAGAACAAGTGCTGTCCATACAACCCTGCTCGCTTCCAATCACCAACGATACTGAATCGCTTGTCTGGGTTACGAACCTTCGCCGCCACTGGTTTAGTAGGATCTGACGGGTCATAGTAACCGAATGTTGTAACATCACCCTGCTTCAGAGCTGCGTACTTCTTCGCCGTCGTTCCTGTAATTAAACGGTCGGTGATAGTACGGTACTCCGCTGTGATTAAACGGTGTTCTGTCTGAGTGAATGACGGCTTAGGCTTATCGCTGATAGAACCTAGCTCTCTGATGTTATCTACCTTGTCGGCAGGTGTGTATGCGTCACAGACAAAACACTTACTTGAGCCGTCGTCGTTGTACGCTAACCCGTCACTGCTGTTACAGTCAGGGCAAGGCTGGTGTGTCTCAGTGAATGCCATGTCTGCCAGCTCCCATGTCAGTGTACAGTTCGTCAATCTCACCGTCGTCCATTGATTCTAACAGATCAGAAAAGAAACCACCCGCTATGTTCAACGCTTCCGTAATGGTTAACAAGTCTAACTGTCGCTCAACAAGCTCTGAAATCTTTCTCTCTTTAGAGATACTCATAGGATAAATACCTTATAAGTTAATATTAAAATGTTGGTCTTATATGCTTTCTGCATAGAATTCTAACATTACTTTTCTTCATCACGCAAGCGTTTATATTCTTCGATGTCATCTTGTTCAAACTCCTCTGCGTAATTTCCCTTTGCTTCCCAGTAATCTTGGTAGTCGTCGTGCCATACTTCCCAGCTTTCTTTATCGTTCATAAGGCATCTCCTTGTATACGTTACTGTTTTGTACTGTTTCGATTGCGTCTTTAAGTTTAGTCTCAAGTACCTCAATATGTCCGTTGTTAACGAAGTAGTCCAGAATATCATTAGCTAAATTAACAGACAACCTACCTGCTGTTACGTTAGCTAAGCCTCTCCCGTTGGCTATCGCATAACCCAACGCGTCTTCTGGATCGTCTCCTTCCTCTATACGCCATGCGTACCTTCGTGCATACGCTTCAAAAACAGGCAGCAGTATTTCTTCTAACAAGTCGCGGTTAGGATTGTGGTGTTTGATACCTTTCCTGTACCTAAACCAATCGGCTGGTTTAGACCTAGGATTTTTATCCATGTCCCAAATACTGTACAGTTCTAGTCCCATTAGATTACGTTCTGACATTATAAAACCTCCGTTGTATGCTTGACAATTCGATATTGTTTACCATTGCCACGTTTAGTGTGGACGTAGTGCTTCGCTTGCTCAATACAGTCTATTGACCACACCTGCGACCACACGTCGTCGTATAACTCTATGATATATATTGTATGAATACCAATCATGTGCAT